ACATACTTTTAAAGCCACATAAATCACATGTGGTTTTTTTCTTGTAACCACTTTTTGTCCAGTTAGCTTTTCTAGGTTTTTCTTTATTTTTCTTACGACCGCATTCATCGCAGGTACTGCGATAGTGAGTGATTCCTGCACGGGTATAGTTAATAGCTTTGTAATTCTTATTACACAGGGAACATATAGGTCTTAATAGTGCCATAACATATTTAGCTAGGAACCTTCGAAGGCACACTAAATCGGCTTTTTTGTGTGTATTCGATAAATAATAGTATGCAATTTAGGTAGTAAACCTCATAATTTTACATAAAGGAAAAATAAAATGGCATTAACATCTCCAGGCGTAGAAGTAACGATTATTGATCAGAGTCAGTATCTTCCAGCCCCAACAAACTCAGTTCCGCTAGTTGTAGTAGCAACAGCACAAAACAAAGCCGATGCATCTGGCACCGGAGTAGCTGCCGCTACAACGGTAGCTAACGCAGGCAAACTATATCAAGTAACAAGTCAACGTGATTTGGTAAACTTATATGGTACACCATTCTTCTATACAACAGCAACTGGTACTCCAATTCAAGGTTATGAATTAAATGAATATGGTTTATTAGCTGCCTACAGTCTTTTAGGTGTAACAAATCGTTGTTATGTTCTACGTGCTGACATTAACTTAGCTAGCTTAGTTGGCTTAACAAGTCGTCCATCCGGTGATCCTGCTAATGGAGCATACTGGTTAGACACTACAACAAGCACATGGGGTATATATGAATTTAATGCCTCAACTGGTCAATTTACATTACAAAATCCAATCGTTATCAGTGATGCAACTAATATGAGCGGTGGATTCCCATTAAACAGTATTGGTAATATTGGTCAATATGCGATTAACGCTATTATGCCTAGCAATACTAATCCAACAGATGCTAGTCAGTATTTTTATAAAACTACAGCAAATGAATGGGTAGTATTAGGTTCGACTGAATGGGGAGGCAGTATTCCAACAGTACAGTGCACGAACTCTAATCCCACTCTAAGTAATGGATCTTTTACAATTAGTATAAATGGTTTGTCATCAGTAACTGCCACAATTACAGTTAGTAACACCGATACAGTTGCAGATGTAGCTACTGCAATCAATGATCTAAACTGGGGTCATGTAACCGCACAAGTAGATAGTTCAAATAAACTACAAATTTTATTCTCATTCCCTCTGATAAATCAAAACTACCTAGTTCTTGCATCTTCAGGTAGCGTACTTGGTGAATTAGGAATTGTGAGTCCTAGCACCGGTACTACAACAGCATCAATGACTTTCTATCAACCTGGATTAGTGTTTGCTACATCTTCACAGATGCCATTATGGACAGCAAGTCAAACAACACCTTACCCAACAGGATCTGTATGGGTTAAAGTTGGCACTTCAAACAACAGTTTAGATCCAATAGTATCTAAATATAATTCAGTAACAAGAAATTGGTCTGCACAAAATGTAACACAAAGTACATCTGATTGGGCTGTTAATGCTACATTAGATTCGACTGGTGGGCAGGCAATACCAGCAGGTACATTGTATGCACAATATTCATATGATGCACTTACTTCTAATCTATATACTAGATATAATCAAGGTCCTATATTCTTATGGGAAAGAAGTGCAACAGGTCCAACCGTTGCAACAGGTACAGAAACTAATTGGAGCTTAACTAGTCTTGCATCCGATGCAAACTTAACAGTTAGTGTAAGTATACCTAATTCACCATCGTTAAGTGCAAATTATACAGTTGGACCATTTGTAAATGGTGATGGCCCAGACGATTTTGTATCGTATTGGCAAGCCGCAAATATTCCATACACAACATGTGCAGTAACAACTGACGGTGCTATACAACTCACGCACACTGAAGGTGGTGATATAAGGCTTTATGATTATTATACTAACATTGCTGTATCTAATAATGGCACTAGTAGTGGTATCTTAGCACAAACTGGTTTTGTAATAGATGATACTCCAAACGTAAAGACCGGACCAATACTAGCCTTTACTTTTCAAGCAACAGATTCTGCTGGATCAGGACCTAGTGCATTGACTATTAATATAACATTAAGAGGAAATCAATATGTGGCTCCAACTATTGCTAATGGTGGCAGTGGTTATGCAGTTGGAGATGAAGTTACATTTTTAGGTACATCACTGGGTGGTGTTACACCTGCAAATGATTTAGTTGTAACAGTTACCGCTATTAGCGGTGGTGGCGCAACTGGCCCTGTAACAGCCGTAGCATATGGTTCTGGTGTTGGTTCACCTAAATTATCTTCTGCTATCAGTAATTGGGTTCTACTAACATTCACAGCAAATGAAGGTGCACCTGTAGCATTGCCTGCTAATGGAACAAATTGGTTCTATAATGAAGTTAATGAAATAGATTTCATGGTTAATTACAATGGTGTATGGAATGGTTATCGTAACTTAAATTATGATAGCAATGGTTTCCCTTCTGCTTCTGGTTCTAATACAACCGACCCAAATGGACCATTAGTTACTCCAACTCAGCCAACAACACAAAGTGATGGTACAGCTTTAGCATATGGTGATATTTGGATTGATACTAGTGATTTAGACAATTACCCATTAATCAATCGTTGGCAATCAGTTAGCGGTATAAATCAGTGGGTACGTTTAGATAACACAGACCAAACTACTAGTTCAGGTGTTACATTCTTAGATGCACGTTGGAGTTCAAGTGGTGCTATTAATCCAGTAGACGATCCTATCCCAACAATTAAGAGTTTGTTAACTAGTAATTATGTTGATTTGGATGCACCTAGTCCAAGTGTATACCCTGCAGGTATGTTGTTATTCAACACACGCCGTTCAGGTTATAACGTAAAACAATTTACAACAAATTATTTTACAAGTGCTAACTATCCAAATGCAGGTGCATATAATGCAGGTACTCCAACTAACATTAATAATTTACCTCAATTTAGTTATACATGGGTAACGGCTAGCGGTAATCAAACAAACGGTTCTCCGTTTATGGGTCGTCAAGCACAACGTAATATGGTTGTAAAAGCATTACGTTCTGTAATTGATACAAACTCTGATATACGTGATGAAGATAATTACTTCAACTTGATGGCAACACCGTATTATCCAGAACTACAACCTAATATGATTGCATTAAATGCGGTTCGTGGGGATACAAGTTATATCCTTGGTGATACACCAATGCGTCTACCAGCTCAAGCAACTGCAATTCAAGCATGGGCTAATAACACAGCAGGTGCATCTAATACAGGTGAAGAAGGTCTAGTAAATCGTAATGAGTACATGGGTCTATTCTATCCAAGTGGTCTTGCAAATGATTTACAAGGTAACTTAGTTGCTGTCCCACCAAGCCACATGATGTTACGTACATTCTTGCGTAATGATACAATCAGCTATCCATGGTTAGCGGCAGCTGGTACTCGTCGTGGTACAATTGATAATGCCGCACAAATCGGTTATGTAGATTCATTAACTGGTGAATTTATTACAACTAAGACACAAATCGGTATACGTGATGTATTGTACATTAACTTAATTAACCCATTAGTGTTCTTTACTGGTGTTGGTTTATTGAACTATGGTAATAAGAGTAGTAAAGAAACAAATTCTGCACTAAACAGAACAAACGTTTCAAGACTAGTTAACTATGTACGTAGACAATTAACATTGGCAGCAAGACCGTTTGTATTCGAACCAAATGATGCACTAACACGTAATCAAATCTCAGGTGTTGTAGAAACATTGATGGTTGATTTAGTTGCTAAACGTGGTATATATGATTATCTAGTAGTTTGTGACGAATCAAACAACACACCTGCTAGAATTGATAGAAACGAACTTTGGATTGACGTTGCAATTGAGCCTGTTAAGGCAGCTGAATTCATCTATATCCCAGTACGAATTTTGAATACAGGTGAATTATCACAGTAATATAAATATCCCCCTAGCAATAGGGGGAATTTAAAAAGATAAATATATATAACAGGAGAAACATATATGGCAACAGCCTCACAATCATTGTTCAACATGACAGTAGCATCTGATAACGCCGGTGGCAATCAGGGCTTGTTAATGCCAAAACTACAATTTAGATTCAGAGTGAACTTTTTAAACTTTGGCGCAAGTGCATCAAGCGTTGAATTGACAAAACAAGTTATTGACTGCTCTCGTCCTAACTTATCATTTGCTGAAATTACATTACCAGTATACAATTCAACAATGTATCTAGCTGGTAAACATACTTGGGCACCAATGAACATCAACGTTCGTGATGATGCTTCAAATACAGTAAGCAGATTAGTAGGTCAACAGTTACAGAAACAAATGGACTTTGTTGAACAAGCATCAGCCGCAACTGGTCAAGATTATAAGTTCCAAACTAACATTGAAATCTTAGACGGTGGTAACGGTGCAGCCGCTCCTATCGTATTAGAAACATGGGAACTATATGGTTGCTTCTTACAGACAGCTAATTACAATACATTGAATTATGCTACAAACGAGGCAGTAACTATTGCATTGACATTACGTTATGATAACGCAATTCAATCACCAATTGGTTCTGGCGTAGGTGCAAGTAT